CACGTTTGTCGCCTGCGTTTGGGGGTGTCTCAACGTGGCATCGAAACCGGGCGCGATCCTGTACGGGGTTATGGGGCCGAGCGAGGGGCCGGAAATAGACAAAGGCCTGAGAGAGGCGCACTTTCACTGGTCATCCACGATCATCTGGGCGAAGGACACGTTGGTGTTATCTCGCAAGGATTATCACACCCAATACGAGCCAATCTGGTATGGGTGGAAGAACGGCAGTGCGCGATTAGTTGAGGTGGCAGACAGAAAACAATCTGATTTGTGGGAGGTCGAACGACCAAAGGTCTCTGAACTGCACCCAACCACAAAACCGATTGAGTTGGTCGAGCGTGCGGTGAACAACAGCAGTCACGGACGTGACCTCGTGCTTGACCTCTTTGGCGGGAGCGGTAGCACGCTGATCGCTTGCCAGAAGAACGGACGCAAGGCGCGGCTTATGGAGTTAGACCCGAAATACTGCGACGTTATTGTGAAGCGGTGGGAGCAGTACACAAGCGAACAGGCAACACTACAACAGCGTGAGGCCGCTTAATATTGCGCTATGAATGAACCTAAAAAGAAGGTCGGCAGACCGCAGGCCGAGATTGATTTGGAACAGGTCGAGAGGCTTGCCGCTATCGACTGCACGGAGCCGGAGATTGCCGCTGTGCTTGGTATTGATTATGCAACCTGGAAGCGACACAAGAAACGCAACCCGGACATATTGGAAACCGTAGAGCGCGGCAAAGAGAACGGCAAAGCATCGTTGCGCCGGTTGCAGTGGAAAACAGCAAGTGAGGGCAACCCAACGATGCAGATATGGTTGGGCAAGCAACGCCTTGGTCAACAGGACAAGAAGCACATCGAGCAACAACAACTGGAGCCACTGGTAATTGTCACGGATCGAACTGACGAGAGCGCAGACGAGGGTATTCGAAAGCAAGCAGAGGTTTCGGGTACTGGTAGCGGGGAGGAGGTTCGGAAAGACCTACCTCTCCCTCACTGAACTGCTTCATGCCTCGATATCAAAGCCGAACTCGATTAATTGGTACGTTGCGCCGACTTACCGGCAGGCCAAGCAGATCGCCTGGAAAAGCCTTAAACAAATGATGCCACCGTCACAGATTGCCGCGACTAACGAAACGGACTTGAGCGTGGAGTTGCACAATGGAACCACCGCAGCACTTAGGGGTGCTGACAATTACGATGCTCTGCGTGGTGTCGGCCTTGACTTTGTGGTTATGGACGAGTTTGCCGATATGCACGCCGATGCGTGGTTTGAAGTCCTACGACCAATGCTTGCAGACAAACAAGGCCGCGCACTCTGGATTGGTACGCCGCGTGGGTACAACCACTTCCACGACCTTTACCGCTACGCCCAGGATACCCCCGAGTGGGGCGCGTGGCAGTTCACGACAGCGGACGGAGCGCGGGTTGCGGATGATGAGATAGCCGCAGCGCAGCGCGACATGGGGGAGCGGGAGTTTCGCCAGGAGTTTATGGCAACGTTTGAAGCCCTGGCAGGCCGGGTCTACAGCAACTTTGACCGCGATCAGAACGTGCAAGGGGTGATGGACAATGGCGGCACACTGTATATCGGCATGGACTTCAACGTTGACCCGATGACTGCTGTGATTGCCGTTAAAGCCGCAGACCAATTGCACATCCTTGACGAGATCGAATTGGGCGATAGCAACACTGAACTGATGGCAGGCGAACTGAAACGCCGCTTTAAGAGCCGCAGCGTGGTGGTCTACCCCGACCCATCAGGCCGCGCACGCAAGACCAGCGCACCTGTTGGACGCACTGACTTTGCGATATTATCCAACGCCGGGTTTGATGTGCGTGCACCACGGCACGCCGCCCCGGTTGTGGACCGCATAAATACTGTGCAGGCTGCACTAAAAACCGCAGACGGTAAACGTAGACTTTATCTAGACCCGCGCTGCAAGAAACTAATACGCGCCCTTGATGGGCTTACCTATGTCAACAACCAACCGGATAAGTCCGGGGGGCTTGACCATATCACTGACGCACTTGGATACCTAATCATGGGCGAGTTGCCTTTGCGCAGACACATTGAACCACGACAACCTATACGGTGGAGTTAAATGGCTAACGAGAATATAACTCAGACCGGTGCAAGTTATGACGCTTACGCAACACGATGGGAGTTCCTGTTGCGTTCCTACCTGGGCGGCGATGATTGGCGGAACGGTCAATACTTGACTAAGTACAAATTGGAAAGCGAACAGGACTTTAAGGAGCGACTGAACCAAACCCCACTGGATAACCAGTGCAAGAACGTGGTTCATATCTACTCATCATTTATCTGGCGTGATCGCCCGACCCGCGAGTTTGGTGGGATCAAAAACGACCCGGCGTTGGAACCGTTCTTGAATGATGCCGATCATGACGGCAGATCGTTCAATAGCGTCATGCGCGAGGCAACTATCTGGTCATCGGTTTATGGTCACTGTTGGTTGTTGCTCGACAAGCCAAGCATTGAGGCCGCAACCCGAGCCGAAGAACTGGCCGCAGACATTCGACCCTACCTTACGCTGATCACACCCGAGAACGTCTTTGATTGGCGATATGAGCGTATGCCTTCCGGCGCGTACCGTTTGGGATACCTCAAGGTGCGCGAGATGGGTGACAAACGCCGGTTCCGCATCTGGACTCCCGAGAGCATTGAACTATGGGAAGCCGAAAGCGAGAAAGACCCGCTACTGGTTGAGCGTATGGATAACCCACTTGGGGCGATCCCTGCCGTGTGCGTATATGCGCAACGCTCATCTATTCGCGGCGTTGGGGTGTCGGACGTTGCTGATGTGGCTGACATACAGCGTGCGGTTTACAACGAGTTGTCAGAGATCGAGCAGTTGATCCGCATCGCCAACCATCCCTCGCTTGCCAAGACCGACAGCACGGAAGCAAGCGCAGGCGCAGGCAGTGTGATCCAGATGCCGGATGACCTTGACCCCGGCCTGACGCCGTTCTTATTGCAGCCCAACAGCGGCAACCTCGACGGCATCCGCGCAAGCATCGAGGACAAGATCAGAGCAGTGGATCGGGTCACGCACCTGGGCGCGGTGAGGGCAACGGAGAAGCAAGCCAAAAGCGGTATCGCCTTGCAAACCGAGTTCCAGATGCTCAACAGCAAACTGAGCGAAAAGGCTGATCTATTGGAACTGGCCGAGGAACAACTGTGGACACTGTGGTGCGCTTGGCAGGGAAGGGAGTGGGATGGGGTTATTGATTACGCCGACTCGTTTGACTTGCGTGATTATCAGTCCGACCTTGAGTTCTTGCAGATGGCAAGGGCAAGCGGCCTGCAAAGTGGCACGTTCCTGCGCGCTATTGATCGGCAGATCGCCGCCTTGGTGGTGGATGATGATGAACTGGCCCAGGCTTACGATGAGATAGCACAGCAACGCATCGTCGGCCAGTTCACCACGGAGTTACCGGTTGCCTAACCCCGCAGAAATTCGCCGCCTGCAAAGGGCGCATGAGCGGCTAATCGAAAGGCTTGATGCTGAACATGGGCGCAGGCTTGAGGGGGTGTTGGAAACCCTTGAGCATGAGATAGAGAAACTGGTAACGGCGGGTAAGATTACCCCGGCCCAGGCGATCAATAAGCGCGTCACCATCGAGGCCGCAATCCGTGGCACGTTCCTTACCTGGGCGCACGATAGCGTTTCAGAGTACGACAACGTGGCAGGGGGGGTTGTTGCCATGATGCAGAAACTTGGCTCGATTGAGGGTTGGGTTGCTGCTGATGCCGCCACCGTCAATCAGTTAAAGCGCATCGCCTTTGCAGGCTACGAGGACATTGCCGCAAGGTTTGTGGATACCCTGGCGAATGGTCTTTACCAGAGCACGCTTGCAGGGCGACCCGCTACCGATACGGTGCGCGAGATGCGTCAAGCAATCAATGGGGTGTTCGCCAAGAGCGACGATGCTGCTGCGATGGAACTGGTGGAGTTTGTCAAGCAGTACCAAGATGACCCGAGCCGCGCCAACGAAGTGGCAGAGGCAGTGGAGCAGTTGCATACCATCCATGCGCGTGACCGGGTGGGCAACAACCTACGCCGCTATGCGTACCAACAGGTTCACGATGCGCTGATGCAGTTCAATGGCTCATTCACCCAGGCCAAGGCGCAAGAGGCAGGGCTGACCCATTATGAATATTACGGTTCTTTAGTGCGTGACTCGCGCCCCTGGTGTGTATCGCATCAGTGGAGGGTAATGAGTGAGGACGAGATCAGGCAGGCATGGGCTAACAGCAGTTGGCAAGGTAAATCATCCGGCGATCCTTTTGTGGTTCGCGGTGGCTATAACTGCCGCCATCACTTTATGCCAGTCGATCCAGATTGGTACGGTGACGCGGCGCAACCCGGTGGCTAAATATGGCAGACGAATCAACAGACACAAACGACACGCAGACCGAACCAAGTACAACCGAAAGCAAAAGCATCGAACCAGAGAAGATGCTGACACAGAGTGAAGTTGACGAGGTGGTAAAACGTGCCAAAGAAAAAGAACGGCGGCAACACGAACGCAAATATAGTGGCGTCGATCCAGATGAATATCGCGCAATGAAAGCCGCGCAAGATGCCGAAGAAATGGAACGGCAAAAGGAGCGCGGTGAGTTTGAAAATATTTTGAAACAAGTCAACGAAACGAACGCGAACACAGTAACCGCCCTTCAGGACGAACTGCGCCGGGTCAAGGTCGATGGTGCGCTGCTATCCGCCGCAAACCGGGGCAAGGCGATCAACGCCGAACAGGTGGCGAACCTGCTGCACTCCAGCGTGCGGATGGCTAAGGACGGGTCGGTTGAGGTGATCGACAACAAAGGCGCGGCCCGGTATGACGATCACGGCACACCACTGACCCCTGATGCCTTGGTAGACGAGTTTTTGTCAGGAAATCCGCACTTTGTTGCCGCAAACCCCGGTGGCACTGGTTCGCAATCGTCTGTCGGTGGCGGGTTGAGCAAGGAGAAGGATATTATGGAAATGAGCCATGAGGAATTCGGGGAATATCGAAAGACGGCGTACAAAAAGCCAGGGTATATCAAGATGGCTTGACATGGCCCTGAGAGGGCGTACAATCGCCACTACTGGGTTTTTATACAGTACCCCTAGACCGGGCTAGGTAAACCTCTCGGGGTCGTCAGACCGCGCTGACGTTAATCAACCGGGGTGGTTGGCACCGTGGCCGACCTTTGCAAACACGGGTCTTTTAACCGTTATTGCATTGGAGGCCGTAAATGGCAAGCACCACCACAACTACTCTCGACGATCTGTTTACCAGTATCGTTCGTGAAGCAATTTTCACCGCTCAAGAATCATCGCTTGTGCGTAATCTCGTCACCACCTACGATATTTCCGGTGATGATGGCAAAGCAATCCAAGTTCCGGTCTATCCCGAAGTGTCTGCCGCCGCGCTGACAGAGGGATCGGATATGTCCTCGACTGCCGTTTCAACGTCGAGCGTCACCATCACCGCCGCTGAGGTTGGTGTGCAGGCTGTTCTGACTGATCTCGCCGCCAAATCTTCTGCTCGTAATATCGCCGCTGATCTTGGTAAGGTCTTGGGCGAGGCAGTTGCCAAAAAGATGGACGAAGATTTGATCGCCCTGTTCGATGGTTTCTCAACCTCAGTCGGTAGCGCGGGAACTGAACTGATTACGTCTTACATCTTCAACGCCGCCGCACAGTTGGATAACGCAAGCGCGCCTGGGCAGAAATACTGCGTGTTGCATCCATATCAGGCATATAACCTCAAAGCGAACCTGACCAACACGTTTGCCAACCCCAACGGTGGCGATCTTCAGAACGAGGCCATGCGTAACGGTTACGTTGGCCGTATTGCCGGGGTGGACATCTTTGAGTCTGCCAACATTACCGTTGACGGTTCAGACGATGCCAAGGGCGCGGTATTCGTGCCGCAGGCTTTGGGCCTCGCCGTCAAATGGGATGTCAACATTGAGCCACAGCGTGACGCTTCCATCCGTGGATGGGAACTCAACGCCACGGCCTGCTACGGTGTTGCGGAACTGAAAGATGGCTACGGCATCGAGATGCTGTTCGACGCCGCTCTTTAATTCCTGACCGGGGGGTGCGGGTAACACCGCGCCTCCCCCCTCTGGGGGTTAAAACATGGCGATGAGTGCTGACAGTGACCTGACGGCCTTGCAGCCGGACATTCTCACTTACGGTATCAGCGCGTTCACTTCTGAACACGCAAGGGCTAAGGCCGACATTGAACGCGAACTGCGAATTCACTGGTGGCCATTCAAGAACATCAGCGGTGAGATGAATGCCACGCTGTTGACTGAATCACAGTTTACCCGGTGCGCCGCTTACCGCGTCCTCGGTTGGTACGCACTGCCGCAACTCACCAAGTGGGAAGCGTCAGGCAATGAGGACAGGTATCAGCAGATGATGAAGTTCTACCGGGATGCGTACTCGGAAGAACTGGAGCGTATCGTCAAGGACGGTGTGGAGTACGACGCGGACGAGGATAGCAGTATCTCGACCAGTGAAAAGACCCCGCTGCACTTTGGGCGGCAAGTCAGATGAAGGTAAACGTTACGCTCGACGATAAGAAAGTCCAGGCAATGCTCAAGGCTTTCCCGAAGCGTATCGAGAAGTCATCACGCAAAGCCTTAGCCAAGGCATCGGCGTTTGTGGAGTTCGTTGTTAAAAAACGAACGGCAAGAGGGCAGGGGTTTGATGGCGCGTTCCCTGGTTATGCTGCATCCACCAAGCGATCAAGGGGTAAGCGGGGGCGAAGCACTGGCAGGGTCGACCTATTTGACAAAGGTCGGATGATCGGCGCGATGAGGTCGAAAGCAGCAAACCCTTTTCTCGGCATCGTGTTCTTTAACAACGCCCCCGAAAGTCGTAAAGCAATGTGGCACCACACCGGCGCAGGGCATCTGCCAGTACGCAAGTGGTTCGACGTAAACAGTCGTGAGGAGGTATTGGTTGGTAATCAGTTCCGCAACGAATTCATCAAGCAGATGGCTAGGGCATGAGCAAGCGTGAAAGCATCGCAAGCAACATTATCACTGTTCTGGATGCGATGTCATCGCCCGAACTTGCAAAGATTACACGCGATCCGTTCCAGGTCGACGATTTGTCAGACCAACAGTACCCGGCGGCGTGGATCGCAAGCAGCGAGGAAGTGCGCGCCGATACAACAATGGGCAGCACTACACGCGAAGGAACGATTGATTATGTCATCGTGGGTTACGTCAAAGGGTCAAGCATCGACACTTCTAGAAATGAACTTATTGAGGGAATCGAGGAAGCATTGGACGCTGACAGGACACGCGGTGGCTACGCTCTCAACACTGAAACTGTACTTATCGAAAGTGACGAGGGCGTTCTTTTTCCAATCGGAGCCGT